AGGGTCAGTAGTCAGAACAGCAGATGCTTTCGTAGCCAAATAACGTAATGACTGTAGCTGCTCCAGCTTGCTGTTAATTCTCTGGTCGATGCGATAAGCCTGTCCTAGATACTCTTTTGCGGTCATATCACACCACCTCAGCATTCAGCTTTCGAATAAGCATCTCCGGATCGATACTGGTCAGCACCTCAAACCATCTTGAACGGAAAAAGCGCTCGATGTCCTGCTTTTTGGACAACGCTATAATGTCATTAGGGGACTGAGAAATTTGCTTTAAAGCTTTCCGATAGTCCTTGGCAGCTTGAAGGATAATGGCATTTGCTAATTCTTCAAAGGGTTCCATAATCTGTACCTCCGATATATTTAGTTCACTCGGATTGGCACTGATTGACTCCTTGGATTGTCATAGATTGGCTTTAACTGCTTCTATTAAAGCGGCCTGTGTGTTGTCTTTTCTTTTTAGTGCTTTTATTACCTGTTCATCGATAGTGTTTTTTGCCACTATGTGCTGCACTACCACAGTGTTATCTTTCTGGCCCTGCCTCCATAGTCGTGCATTGGTTTGCTGGTATAATTCCAGGCTCCATGTTAGGCCGAACCAGATTATTGTGCTGCCACCTGCCTGTAAATTGAGGCCGTGTCCGGCAGAAGCAGGGTGTATTAACCCTACTGGCAGCTCACCGCTGTTCCATCTGCGGATGCTCTCCGGGGAATCAAGCTGTGATAATGGAATGTGGAGTTTGCGCAGTCGCTCGGAGATTCTGGCGAGGTCATGCTTGAACCAATATGCCACAAGAACCGGTTTACCGTTAGCTGCTTCGATCAGGTCTTCCAATGCATCAAGCTTACGGTCGTGTATGGTAATATAGCTCGCACTATCTGTGTATACAGCTCCGTTTGCCATCTGGCAGAGCTTCCCGGACAGAGCCGCAGCATTTGCAGCAGTTACCTCACCGTCAGGTAGCTGTAATACAAGGTCATGTTTCAGCTCATCGTACTTTTTGCGTTCTGCCTCTGATAGATGAACCATATACTCCGAACTGACCAGCTCCGGCATCTGCAGATGGTCGGTTGATTTCATAGATATTGTAATGTCGCTTATCTTTTCATATATACGCTGCTCAGCCCCGGGTATAGGCTTATAGGTAAATACAATCTGTCCATTCTGCTTGTCTGGTAGAAAGTAGCTGGTTCTATACTGCCCTATGAACCTGCCAAGCCTCTGACCCATATCCAGCAGCCGGAACTGTGCCCAGAGGTCCATTAAGCCATTACTGCTTGGGGTCCCGGTTAAACCAATGATCCTTTTAACCTTGGGCCTTACTTTCATCAGTGCCCGGAAGCGTTTTGCCTGATGATTCTTAAATGATGACAGTTCGTCTATCACAACGGTATCGTAGTTGAAAGGCAGTTTGCTCTCATCAATCAGCCACTGTACATTCTCACGGTTGATTATATAAATATCAGCTTTACGCAAAAGAGCCGCCCGGCGCTCTGCCTCTGTCCCGATTGCTAGAGAGTATTGCAAGAGATTGAAATGCTCCCAATGCTGTATCTCATTCGCCCAAACAGCACCTACTCTCAACGGGCATACCACCAGCACGCGATGTATATCAAAATAATCGAACAGTAAATTATTGATTGCTGTGAGTGATATTACGGTCTTACCGAGTCCGCAGTCCAGTAGAACAGCTGCCAAGGGATGCTCGATGATGTATTGAACACTATGCAACTGATAGCCGTGCAGGTCACTCTCTTTTAGTAAATTTACCAAGACTATCCCTCACTTTCTGCGCCGCGTGTATTTTGGAGTGTTCTGACGCGGTAAGAACTTCCAAGTTAGCAAAACTGTTATTACAGTGACTTCCATCAATATGATGTACTTCCTCGTCTTCCTGTAAATGCCGTCCTATTTTCATTTCTGCGAGTTTGCGGTATACTGCTTCCCCAGAAACCTTTTGATTGACCGCACCGGCTTGTTCGAAATTGATAAAATCGATATAACACCCATAATCGCTGAAATTGTGCTTGTTTCTCGCCACATCAGAACGCTTTTTATATATTGGCTTACCACACCAATCACATAGAATTGTTGATTCCATCGATAATCCCTTCAATCTGCCGCTCATCATCCAGGACATAAACCTTAAATCCTAGCTTCCGTAGCATCTCATGTCTTGATACCTGCAGGGGTCGGGGCTTGCATCCCGGAGCTTTTACTTCAACGAAAGCGATTCTGCCTCCTGGTAAAAGCACTATGCGGTCGGGCATTCCATCGTAACCTGGACATAAGAGCTTGAGCGCTATACCTCCCGCTACTTTTATTGCTTTTACAAGTTTTTGCTCTATCTGTTTTTCTGTCGTATTTGTAAACTTTGAACGTTTTATTTTGTGCATTCCGTATACTCCTTCTGGAACAACGGAACAAGATGGAACAACTTTTCCCTATATTTACTTACGCGTGTGTGTTTACTGTTGTGTGTTTATTTTTATTAAAATGAATATATATGTAAAAGTTGTTCCTGTTCCAATTCTTGTTCCGCTATTTTCTATATAGGTACAGTCGCTGCTTACCATACAGGGGCAGTCGCAGGGATGTTTTACTGCGTTCCCATCCGGGAATCTGAGTCATAAGAGCAGCAATTGCATAGCTGTCGGTAGTCTTAAGTTCGGAGAGATTTTTGCCGAAGCACTCGCACCATATTTCTGCGTTACTGACCGAGGTCCTGACAACGGTACCTTTTGAAATTACCGGACTGTCCGGATTGGAAAGATACTCGCGTCTGGCATAGAGGTCCATATCATCCCAGTTCTCGGGGAGCTTCATATTTAGGTATTCTTCAACCATGCCTACGCGCTCATCAACTTCCATTGCGCTGCGCTGTGCTTCTTCAGCAGCCTCCAGATCGTCGCCTTCCAAAAAGAGATTTTCACCGGATTGCCATATTGCTTTGGCCTCAGCCCAGAACTGCGCCCGGAAAGCTTCATCGAAACTCCAGGTCTTTTTCTGCTTCTGCTGATGTACCTTTATAATCCAGAAACGGCGGTTACCGGTTATATCTCTAAGATAGCCGCGTTCGCCATTGACGGTAGCGATTATGATACTCTGGCGCGGATGGCTCTCTACGGTTTTGCCATAACTGGGACGGTATTTGTCATCGGAGGTGGAGAGAAAGGCTTTGACCTTTTCTATGTCGGCTTTCTTCATACCGGCGAGCTCACCTATTTCAACTACCCAGAAACCCTGCAGCTTCTCTGCACCAGACTTATCATCCATGTCGGTAAGGGAGAGAGACTCAGAGTAATATTCTGAACCTACAAGGTCTTTTATGATAGTGCTCTTTCCGATACCCTGGTCACCATCCAGTACGGGCACACAGTCGAATTTGATACCGGGCTGGTAGATACGTGCAACAGCAGCTGCAAAGGTTTTTCTGGTGACTGCTCGTACATAAGGGGTGTCATCAGCTTTCAGATAATTGACAAAAATAGTCTCTACGCGTTTTATGCCATCCCATTTTGGGAGCGAGTCTAGGTAATCCCGGATTGGGTGGAAGTGCCGGTCATCGGCTACCTTGGTAAAGCTGACTTCATAGTTGCGTGTGGAGAACACAGCATAACGTATATCTATGAGTGACTTCATTTGTGCTGTATCAGCATCCCGCCAGAAACAGTTGCCCTCAGGTCTTTCCCACGGAAGTTTACCGGTGACCTGAACCCTGTTTGCCAGTTCATTAAACGCAAAACCTTTGAAGTCAGGGTCATTGTTCAGAATGAGGTTAAGATTCCATACACTGTTTTCCAACTCATTACTACGTGGCTTATACCGCAGTTTTTTCTTCCACTCGTCATCGTCTGAAGTAGCAGTAAACTCTGTAACAGCCTCTGCTTGCCGTTCCTCCAGCATAAGCAACTTTACGCTTTCATCCTGGCTTGCAAGTTCGCACATGTTTTTAAACGACTTCTTCTCATCATCACCGAACCTATGTATACGAACAAGGTCAAAGGCATTGAGCAGCTTTCCGCAGGCTGGATCTGTGGCGTGATGGCTATAAGCAAATTTGTCATCATAAATTACCACACCTGCGCTACTGGAGCCCTTAATGTAGTCATAGCGGCCTTCTATGACCGATGGTTCGTAAATATCGGAGAGAAACTTGTCGATTGCCGCTGTGATGGAATAAGTACGGCAGAAAGAACCTATAACTCCGGACTTCGAGAGCGGGTCCTCCTGCGGCTTCTGACTCGGCTTGTTGACCTTGCTTTCCCGCGATGTGGTAGGTAGCAGAGAACAGTCCTGCCAGTTCGGATGCGCCGCGAGAATTTTATCCGGATTAAGCGGCTCACCATCAAAGAACCTACAGATGTAGTCGCCGTTGGATGGGCAGGTAGGCCAGTACATAAGTTGATTTGGTATAAAGGAGCATTCGTCAAACATATCAATGCCGAGCTCCGAGGCAAGATAGCGCGATACCGCCACATACTCGTCCGCAGAAACATCTCTTGTGAAGGGTGCGACTATACGGAGGTGGGGCGCTTCCGGCGTATGGCTGTGTGTGGAATATACAGCACACTTAAAATTCAGTTTATTCTCCAATGCTGCCACGAACTCCTGTGTAGCATTATCGAGATCCGGAGTCCAAAGAGAACGGCAGGCAACGTTTCCTACCTTGCGAAGGTTATCTCGCAGATGCCCACCGACGAAACCGCCCTTGTCTTTGATTTCATCACGTTTGGGCTTCGGGAGCTTGGCATATTCTTCAGCTGTTTCAGTAGTGCGTATTGGTGTTCTCAGCCGGTCGCATATATCCTCGAAAGACATGGTCTTATTTGACCAGAACTTAGCCTGCCGAGAGTTACCGAGAGAAATCTTTAATTCGTCCATTGCTGTGGATCTCCTCCAAATCTTCTGTGAAGTAACGCAAACGGTAATTCTTCCACCTGGCCCGTTTTATTTCAGTTTCCATGCCGGGAGAGATAAAGCTGCCGAACACCCAAACTTCGGAGCATTTGCTCATAAGGGCGTTGCCGAAGAAAAGTCCGAGCTGGCGTTCCTGCGGGTCGGTATCCTTCAAAAACTGTGGGAAAAGCAGATGTGGTGCGATCGGTATGTAGCCCTTGTCCACCGCAAATCGGCTATAGGTACGCGCAGCTTTTACGTTTTCTTCAATGTCTCCCGCATAGGGAGAGCAGATATATACGATTGGCCGGAAAGCGCGGAGTGCGCGTTCCTCTTTCTCGATCAGCGACAGGGCTTCGTAGGCGGTTGGATCGGGGTAACCCTCGCTATTGCGTTTATCTATACTCATTGAGAGCCTCCTTTCACGATGGGCTTCTTGTTCATCTCTAATATCCACTGGAAAAAAGGAAGCCCATCGTACAAAACATCCTTAATCTTTTTTATAGAAATATGTCTCAAAGCCATCAGCGCGAAGAGGTAGTCCCTTTGCCCAGAGCGGTGTCCGACTCATCTGCTCGCAAACTGCCTGCAGTGACATACGCTGAAAAGCTTCAATAACGATTTCATCGTGTATATGCATAACGATCGAGCAGTGACGGAGTGTGTTTATAGCGTTATATAGGATATCTCGAGCTACAGCCTGGGTTATATTCTCCACCCACTTACCGGGTGAAGACTCTATGCGTTCCCACTTCTTGGTTGCACCTACGCCCTCATATGTAATGCACTTCATTCCGAACCGGTTCTCACCTATGCGGGGCTTAACGTAAGACAGTTTTCTACCAGACGGTAAAGTGATAAACAGCATACCGCTTTGGTAGCTGAATCTAATACCGCGAGCTTCTGTTGTGGTTCTTTCGCTGACGGCCTTCAAAGCCGCTTTGTCAGCCTCCCACCAGAATTTTACGATATTAGGGTTTGCCGCTCTCCAGGCATTCACAAGAGGCTTTAGTTCATCTTCCTTTAAACCCATATCAAGAGCACCGAATGCCTTTAATGCTCCGACCGAGCCTTGATAGCCACATGCCAATACAGCCACTTTCGATTTCTGACGCAGGGGTGATTTTTTATCAATGCTCCCCTTGGGTGCTCCAAACATAATTTCAGCATTCTCTATATATAGGTCACGCTTGGCTGCATAAGCTTCAAGAGTCCATTTCTCACCGGCGAGCCATGCAAGTACGACCGCTTCTATGCTTGAGAAGTCTGCTACTATGAGCTTGCATCCGGGTCTGGGTATAAATGCAGTACGTATAAGCTCAGACAGAACCTCAGGTACCGATTCGTATAACATCTCAACAGCTTCATAATCACCCTTGCAGACTAAGTTCCTGGCTTGTTCAAGGTCAGGTATATGTGTACCTGGTAAGTTTTGCGGCTGCAATAGTCTTCCTGCAGCTCGGCCTGTTCTATTAGCACCATAAAACTGAAACATCCCGCGAGCGCGACCGTCTGTACAAACTACTGTTTCCATTGCTTGATACTTCCGGACCGATGACTTTGCAAGCTGCTGCCGGAGCGTCAGTACTTTTTGTAATTCCGGAGGGGCTGTCTTCAAAAGGTCAGTAACTGTTTTCTTTCCAAGAGTGTCAGTCTCTAAACCATTCTCAGCCAACCAGTCCCTCATTTGTGCCACTGAATTGGGATTATCCAGCTCAGTTATGCGTTTCATAGAAGCTGTGAGCTCTGCCCGGGAACGGCTGTCCATATTAATAGCCTGCCTAACTAGTGTCATATCCAGTGCTACACCTCTGTCGTTTATCTCCTGATCCAGGCGATACTCGTCCCACACGCTGTCTGGTACAGGGAACTTGGAGAGCTTTTCTTGTATGGACATTTCCGTTTCCACATCGCGGGCATTGTACCGTTTGAAGGCTGTCCACTTATCCGGCGCATGATAAGGGAAATTTCGGATGCGCTGGCCATTTGCTTTTGTCGGAGAGCAGGGCTGGCAGAAGAACTTGATGAGATCCTTACCTTCGTTCAGTTTTTGCTTATCCAGATTGAGCACAGAGCCGACACCTTCAAGCGACAGAGGCAATCCCATTGTTGCCGCCCATACCATAGAGCAGTGCCACTGAGACGGGTCAAGATATTCTCCGGTCGGTAGCCCAAGAAAGCGGGAGAGACAGACACGTTCGAAGTTGGCATTGAAGGCCCATTTTGTTACAGCTTCGTCGGTGAGAGCGGTTATGATATAGTCAGGAATTTTTTCACCACAGGCAAGATCAACGACCTGAACAGGACCGCCATCAGCACTATAACCGAACAGAAGAATTTCGAAGTCAGGTGACTCGGCATATCGGAACACACCTGACTTGGCGAGATTGACACTGCTGTACGTTTCAATGTCAATTGAAAGAGTTATCAAGGTCTAATCACTCCTTTACCCTAGGGAGATGGGGCAGATCGCCCCACCACCCCAAGGATAATTTGTCTTAGGCTAAGAACTCGTCGTCATCATAGGTTGCGAAATCAGACTCAGCTGAAGCCTTGCCGCCGAGAGGCTCCCCATCGCGTACCTTCTGCAGGTTGTTAAGGCCGCAAGCGATGCCTTTGTTGCCGTTCGAGTTAAATGCGTAGAAGCTAATGCTGGCGCGACCGTACACACCTGAGTAAACCTCGGAGCGGGTCAGAATCGGATTGCGGTCGGCATCCACGATTCCTGGTGCTGTAGTTGCATTAGCGTTGATGAAGTAAGCATTGGCGTAAGCTTCATCGTCCGGACGCTCTGCATCACCGTCACGAAGAGGTGTTTTGAGTGCTGCCAGCGCAGGCACGGTCTTACCGTTACCCTTGAGCTTTGACTCACCCTCGTGGTAAGCCGCTTCGATAGCTGCCTTGATTTTTGCGACCGTTTTTGTATCGGACTTAGGGATAATGAGGCTGACGGAGAACTTCGGTGTACCACCGTTGATGCTTTTGGGTTCCCAGACGTTTGCGTAAGACCAGCGGGTATTGGGACCAGTGATAACCTTCATAGGGTTGTTGACTTTCGTAGTGCTGTTATTCATAATCGTTTTCCTCCATAAAATCATTTTTGGCTGTGTTCATTGCCGGGCGTTTATCGCTCTCCGGCACGAGCGTGGGTTTGCCCTGCGGTTTCTCAATATAGGCCGCGAGGAGTTCATCAAAGCGGGATTTGCCGAGCAGTTTCTGCATGGCGGTGACGCCCAGCACCTTGTGCTCATAGGGGTCAAAGCCAGCGTCGGTAACCACGCCAGCTACCGCTGTTTCATTTGTGTACCTACGGTTCGAGCGGCCTTCAACCGGTTTCCAACCGTTCCACTTCTTACCGCTGATTGCCTGTTGAAGTGCGTATTCCTTAATGTCAGCTGCCCAGGTCACAAGATTGTCGGCGCGAACGAGGATTTCCTCGACTTCTTCATCAGTCAGCAGCGGCGGGAGCTTGAAGTCGTAACGAGCGAGCTCCATATTGGCATCTGCTCTGGCACGGCATTCGTGTTTCGCTTTACAGAAGCCGCACCACTCACCGCACAGGAAGTTGCCGTCACCTGCGAAAGCAAGGTCAGCAGTGGGTTTTAGCACCTCATCTGCCCAGCGGTAAAGCTCGTCTTTTGAGATTTCGTAAGTACTGACATTGTCACGTCGGGGTTGATAGATGGTCATTCGTACCGAATTGATGTCGTAGATTCCGTCAAACAGCTCAAGAGCGCCGAGTGCGTAGCACTGCATCTGTGGGTTATCCTCTGCACTTACGAGCACGCCCAGACCATGCTTATAGTCAATGATCTGCAAGGTGCCGTCTGCGATGATGATGCAGTCGGCTGTGCCGAAGCCGGCCTCTACCCAGCGGGAAAAGTCCACACGCTGTTCGATGAGAACAACAGGATCGGTGCAGGTCTGCTTTGCTGCTTCCACCTGTTCAAGTACATAAGCGGCATAACCGGCGGCGCAGTCGTTCATATCCTCGTTAAACCATTTTAGGTTTTCGGTTGGGTCGGTTGCTTCCATGCCTAATGCCCGACGGAGTCTGAACTCACAAAGCGCATGGGCATCGGTGCCTTCTGCTGCATAGTCGCTGCCCTTATCGTCGTAGCTTTCACAAAGCCGAGCGGACGGCGGGCAGTGAATCCAACGGTCGGAGCTGGAGGCGGAGAGAATAGCGTGTCCTTTAGGTGGCATCGCTCAATCCCTCCACATCTACAAGCAGCGCCTTGTAGTTTGCCGGATCAATGCCCGACAGCTTGTCGGCACCGTACTTCTGGAGCAGAGAGCGAATCTGAGCAGTAAAGCCCGCACGGGACTTGTCTGCAAGAACTGCCCTGACCGCTTCCAGCGTCAGCACCGGCTCTATAGATGCGGCTTCCGGCGCTTGCTCATCGCCACTGAACTGTTCCGCCAGCCAGTTAGCCGCGTCGTTGATAGCAGCAGCACACCTGCGAAGTTCTTCGATTGTCTCGGACAGCTCGCTCATTTTGCTCATATGCTTTTCCTCCTTCCGTGGATTTGCTTTGGGCTGCGAGGATAGAAAGATTTCTCGCCAGCCTCTTGGACACCGCGCTGATTGCAAGCAAAGTGTCGATCAGTTCCTCGTCGGTGTCGTTCATTTGTCTTTTGTCGTTCATAAGGCTTCCTCCAATCTGGGGACTTGTTGTTTTCCTGTCCTCACTACCCACTGGAAAAAATGAGGCCCATCGTACAAAAATCTGAAAAAAATTTTTGCCCTCTGCTTAAAGCTCTGGCAGAGGGCAAAACCGTGTGATTACTTGAGACCCAATATACGTTTGCGGAGCTTGTCGAGCACTTGCTTCTCTCGGTAGACAGCTTTTGACTTGTACCAGTCGCCACCGAACTCACGCTTCAGGGTATCTGCAATTTCCGTCTTGGAGCTGCCCTCCATTATTAATTCGCAGATGCGTTTGCCCTCGGGGTCACGCTCCGACAACTCGTTGAGAAGTTGTTCAAGCAGAAGCCTGTCCACAAGGATGTCGGCAAAGTTGCTGGTCGGGTCCTCAATTGTATCGATAAGGCTGAACCCGTCACCGTCAGCATTTTCCATCGGTACGTCGAGAGAAATAGTGTTTCCGGCTGCACGATATTCGCATGTGGCACAGTCGCTGTCGCAGATCCATAGCTTGGACTTGGGACATACGCATTGACCGTTCTTTTGCGCTTCCTTCTGTAAACGCCAGATGGGGCGGTGGTATTCGCGATAGATTTCTTCAGTTACGGGCACCCACTGTTTGGTGCTACGGATGTAGATTTTGCGTTCTTTGTTTTCATTATTTGGCATAAAATTGGCTCCTTTCAGATTCGTTATGGAATCCGCCAGGAGCCGTATTGATGTCCGCTAAGACACAAAAAACGGCAGGGAAACTACCTTGAAGGTTGTTTCGCTCTGCCGTATTGCGGTCTGGCGGATATCCGATTGTTTAATTGTTTGTACTGAACTTGATGCCTACCGGACCGGGAGTGATAACAAGCGTAGTGACGCATTTGCCCTGCTTGATTTCTACCAATCCGTCATCTTCATCAACTGTGCAAGCTAGTTGATGTGCATCGGGATGCTTGATTGGGAGCAGCTGGTGATTACCCTGCGGTTTCTTAAAAGAAACTTTATTATTATATGTATTGACATTAGGGTACGTTTTGTGTAAAAAAAAGAGCGTTTCCAAAGATTCATCCGGGAATGCCTTGATTAGCCCGCTGATTACCTTGTTCCCGCCATTTCGCTTTCCGTTCAACAGCCTCGTGGTCTCAGAACGGGATACTCCCATCTGCCTTGCTAGTTCACTTGCTGACCATCGCCTGATCACCATCAGTTTCTTAATCCTGTCGACATTTGGCTTCATGCTCCAACCTCCTTTCCTCAGAGATATATGCCTATTATAACATTTATGTTTCCGATTGTCAACATATGCAAAAATATGTTCCTTAAGAGAAATATGTATAGCCAAGCGGCAATTACTTATTAAAAAATGTTGCTTTATGGCAACACTTGTGATATAATAGGTGACAAGGAGGTGCAAAATGAAATGAGCAATGTAGGTGAAGTAATAAAAGAACGCCGATTAGCAAAGGGAATGTCCAAAAGAGCACTTGCAGAGAAAGCAGGCATCAGTCATTCCGAGGTGCATCGTATTGAAAATGGCGAACGTCAGAATCCGTCTGTGCCTATACTCATTGCTTTGGCAGATGCATTAGGCATTCCCCAGGACGATATTCTTATGCTCGCCGGGTATAAGACCGATGGGGAAAGCACTCCACTGATTGAGCGCGTGTTCCCTGACCTAAAGACCAGAAAGCAACAGGAAACCGCACAAAAAATTGTTGACGGTCTTTCTCGTAATAGCGACCTGAAAGATTCGCAGTACGATGAGCTCGTGAGACAGGTTGAAATGTACCTGGACTATGCAAAAAAGAATACAGATACCTGATTACCCACGTTATGCATTTGCAAGGCAACGAGCCTATCGATTACTATGCGAGCTGGAAATCGACAGACTGCCAGTTGATCCTTGGAAGGTTGTGGAAGCCCTTCCGAATGTCCACATATGCAAATGGACAGTCTTAAGGGATAACTGCGGGGATGCTGATCCGCTTTTCATCAATAAGGAAGGTGCGGATGCTAAGACGCAGCACTTACGTGGGCAAGCGGATTATCTGGTCGTTTATGATGACCGTGTGGAGAATTATCAGCGGATACGATGGACGATAGCTCACGAGATCGGGCACATCGTGCTTGGGCATTTGATTTCGTTTGATGCTACGGCTCTATACCGCGGAAGTCTCACAGAGGCGGAATACAAGGTGCTGGAACGGGAGGCAGACACGTTTGCCGTGAATCTCCTAGCTCCTATGACCATCATAAACAGATTGCCCTCTGTTCAGACAAAATCAGATTTTATGGAACTGTGTGATTTGTCTGGGGAGGCATCTGAAAATTGCATGGAGGAATTGAAACTGCTGAAGAGCGGGAAAAATATTCCCTTCCCAGTCAAGGAAGAGGATATCCTGCATCGTCAATTTTTCCGTTTCATCAATAAATTCAACGGGACGGAGGTGTCCTCGTTGAAATACGATGATCTGGAAATTGATGAAGCGTTCGATGACTATATCGATTGTGACTATTGGGATTTCACACTGATGGCAATAAGAAAGTGGAAACTCGAAAAGGAACTATACGCTGCCCTCGAAGGAAGCCTGGCACTATACGATTGTGAAGATATGGTTGTGTTTGTGAAAGATGCAGGTAAGGTAGAATTTGTGGTTAAGAATGAAGACATCATTCTTGAAACGCTGCAGAGATACTCCGATTCCTGCATTAAGCGCGTGTCGGTGTATGTCGCCAAGATGCGCAAAAAAGCCATCGGACAGCAAATAAAATAATATATAAGGGAGAATATATCTTGCCTAAATTAACAATATCTCAACTGGAAAGCCATCTATTGAAAGCGGCAGATATTCTCCGTGGCAAAATGGACGCTTCTGAGTTTAAAGAGTACATTTTCGGGATGCTCTTTCTAAAGAGACTTTCCGATAATTTTGCGCAGAAACGCAAGGAACTGGAAGCGGAATATAAGGATGAATTAACACCGGAAGAATTAGAAGATTTCCTTGAGGATAAGACTTCTTACGGTAGTACTTTCTTTGTGCCTCGTGAGGCGCGATGGGAGTGCGTGGATAATGGCGACGGCTGGACAGGACTGCTCCATGTTAAGGTGGATGTGGCCTCCAAGTTGAAACGCGCCCTTGTTGCCATAGAGAAGGAAAACAGCCAGCTTGATGGCGTTTTAAAGAACATTGATTTCGCAAAAAAGGTTAAGAATAAGCAAATTATTACTAACGAACGCCTTGTACAGCTTATATGGCACTTCAATAAGCACAAGCTAACAAATGACAATTTTGTGTTCCCTGACCTGCTTGGAGCAGCCTATGAATACATGATTAAGAACTTTGCAGACTCTGCCGGAAAAAAAGGCGGAGAATTTTATACGCCGTCAACGGTCGTTCAACTGATGGTGCGAATCATCAAGCCTCAGGAGAATATGGAAATCTACGATCCTACTGTCGGAAGCGGTGGTATGCTCATCCAAAGCAAGCAATATGTCGAGGAGCAAGGTGGCGACGGTCGCAAGCTGGCACTGTTTGGACAAGATGACGCTGCGACGGTATGGTCGATCTGCAAGATGAACATGATCATGCACGACATCAAGGATGCCGACATTCAGCATGGAGACACTCTGATGGATCCCTACTGGCAAAAAAATGGTTCGGTACGCCAGTTTGATCGTGTTATTGCTAATCCACCATTCTCGCAAAACTATACGAAGAATGACAAGATGAAGTGTCAGAACCGTTTTGTATATGGGTGGGCTCCGCAGACTGGCAAGAAGGGCGATCTGATGTTTGTTCAGCACATGATTGCCAGCACAAAGCCGGACGGTATGATGATTACTGTTATGCCTCACGGTGTTCTGTTCCGCGGTGGCGCGGAAAAAAGCATCCGTAAAGGAATTCTCACCGACAAACAGGACATCGTTCAGGCGATTATCAGTTTGCCACCGAATCTGTTCTACGGCACCACCATACCAACCTGTCTCTTGGTCATAAACAAGAAAAAACCGAAAAAACTATCGGGCAAGATACTGATTATAAATGCTGAAGCAGAGTACGGAGAGGGAAAGAATCAGAACTTTCTGCGCCCGGAGGATACCGAGAAAATCGTCTGGGTGTTTGATAACATGGTCGAGGTTCCCGGATACTCCAAAATCGTAAAGATTGACGATATTCTTGATGAAAAGACGAACGATACCAACCTGAACATTAGGCGCTATGTCGATAACTCACCCGCTAAGGAGCCGCATGATGTCCGTGCGCATATGCTCGGCGGGGTACCTAATGTGGAGATAGATGCACTAAACGGCCTTCTTGCTAAATACGACATTGATCCTTCGGACATTTTCTCTGACAGAGGAGACAGATACTCCGACTTCCTAGAAAGATGCACCACGAAGAGATTGATAAAATCCTACATTTCTGAACATGTAGGTGTTCTCGGTGCGAAGGAGCGGATGCACGGCGCGTTCGAGGGCTTCTGGAAAGAGGCTGCACCTGCTATTAACAGAGTCCATACCGATATGGGCATTGCAGAGTTTGCCATCAAGTACACTAACCTGCTTGTGGAGACGCTTGAGCCACTGGGCATCTTGGATCATTTCCAGTGTCAGGGAGTTTTTGCTAATTGGCGGGAACACAGCTACACCGTCCGCGAATACACGGAGATAGAGCAATCTGTCGAGGGCAAGGAGACAAAGGTTGACGTCAAGGAAGTTATCCGCATAAAGAATGTGTTTAAGACAATCAATTCCGAGGGCTTTGTTGCCTCACTGGTCAGCGATGATAAGATCGCATCGGAGTATTTTGAGAACGAACTGAGCGAACTTCACAAGCTTCGTAATGAAGCGGAGAATGCCCTAGCTGACTTGATGGCGTATATTTCATCAATCGAAATGGAAACCGATGACGATGAATCCGGAGAGGATGATGAGGAGAAAGAACCGAAGGAGCCTTCCGTCAAGGAAGTGGAGAGCTACCTTAAGAGCCTCGATACAGACGAGGCAAAGGTATCTCTAAAGCAAATCGCATCTCTCAAAAAGGAAAAGAACCGTCTAAATAGAGAAGTCAAAAATAAGGAATCCGAACTCCATAAAAAGATTGATGCCATTCGCGAGGAACTGACCGAGGAGCAATGCGAAGACCTCGTGATGCAGCTTCTTCATGACGCCTTTTTGGAAGAACTTGATGCTTATCTTTCAGCAGAGATGCAGAAAACCATCCGTGCAGTCACTAAGCTGTGGGAGAAATACCATGTTTCCGCCACCACGCTTCTGGATGAGCGAAAGAAAGTCGAAGATAAGCTAAACGACATCCTGGAAAAGCTGGGATATATCCCAAAGAAGGAGGTGGACGTGTGACCTCCATGAAGAAGCATACGCTTATCGACTG